TAATTAATACTTTGGATGTACCTAATGCAGCATATTTTCTACCATTTAAATCCGTCCAAGTGTGTTGATCTCTAACAGGACCTGCTAAAGTATGATTTACAAGTTGTTGCCAACCGCCTATCTTTTCAGGTTGACCATATCTAAACCTAACATTGTCCCCGTCTACCCATTGCCCTTCAGCTCCGGTTTCTGTGGCTTGTTTATTAAATCCTGGCTTGAATTGTATCTTTTGTAACATAGATACCCTTTATATCTAATTTTTTGCCAAAAATATAGTCCATTCTAGCTTGGATAGCAATTATTTATTGTTAAAATTAAAGGCTAAAGATATTCTTGTATCATCTTCATTACTCATTGCAACAGAATGAGGTAGGCTAGATTTAAATATTAATAATCTTCCTGGCACTGCTTTATACCAAACTAAAGGATAATTAATACTATCTAAAGATGTTATGACTGGATCGCTAAGTGTATTATCTTCCTTAACTCTAAAATAAATTTTAGAAGATTTTTCTGGATCACTTTTTAAAAAGTAAACAGCAGATAAACTAGACATAGAATGTGTATGAAATTCTTGATAATCATTTTTTTTATATACGTTGAACCAACTTTCTACACATTTAAAATCAGGTTTATATTTTAGTTTATTTGCATATTCAATTACACATTGAAATATCCAATCATATAAAGTTTTAAAATTCTTATCTTTATGTATATTGTAGTTGTCAAAAGTATTATAAGTTTTATTTGAGATCCAATTATCCCCACCTTTTTTGATTTTCTTTTGTAAGTTATTACAGACTTTAATTAATTTTACATCTATTTTTTTATGATTGGGATTATCTACATAACCAATTATTTTAGGAGCCCAATGTTCTAGTATCATATTTCTATTTATTTAAGAATATAGTCCATTCTAGCTTAGATATCAAATCATTTACGTAGACTTTTTTTAGTTTATTTTTCTTTATATATTGATGAAGTTCTTCTAAATCTAGGATAACCCATTTATCTTCAAATTCTAAAACCATTTTATCTGCTTTAGAATCTATCCTACCTTTTTGAGCAGGTGTACCGTCAGGTAAAGCAAACATATCTCTAACATCAAATTTATAAAAAGCGTTTTGACCTTTTATTATACCTGCAATATTCCAGGATGTTTTTTCTTTTGGGTATTCTATAGACGTAAGATTTTTAGAAAATTTATCTAGTATAAGCACCTTAAATAACTAACTGACTATCTGTCCCTTCTAATATTTTACCTTGAGGAACTATATTTAGTGCTATTGAATATCTAGTTTTTTTAGAAGTATTAATTAAAATCTCGTGAGCTAATATACTTGGAAAAATAAGTAGCATATTATCTTCAGCAGAAATATCAAAAATAGAAGAATTGTATATATTATATTCTTTTATGTGGTCTAAAAACAATTTAGGTTTTGGTGTATGTAACCTTATTTTAAAATCACCACAACCTTCTGGATAATACACAGCACTTAACCAAGAATTACAATGTTGATGTTTATTACAAAATGCTTTTGGTTCTGTTTTTGAAGCCCAAGAATTAGTTATTCTAAAATTTGTATTTTGCATTAATACATTTTTAATATACATCTCTATTCCTTTTTTAATTTCTAATTCTAAATCTATTAAATTATTTAGAATACTAAGGTCATTACTTATAAATGATTTTATTTTTTCATAGTTGTGTCTTTTTTTATATTTTAATTTTTTTAAATGTTTAAGTATATTTTTATTATTAACTTTTAAATGAGTTATACTTACTACATCACTAAATAATGGAAGTATTTCAAATTCATATTTATCAGTCATATTATAAATAGTTTATGTTAATATTTTTTCTAACTTCAGTGTCTGTACACGTAGTACTACTATGAAATTTACCAGCGTTAAAGAACACCGCTCTATTGGCTATACTCTTTACTTTTTTTCCTTCTATTTCTGTATAACCGTCACAATTATTTATTGAAAATACCATACCTTTATTTGAAAAAGGATAGTCTCTGTGAGGTGTATGTGTAATTAATTTATTTGTTGCTGTATATAAATTAGCCTTAACTCTTAATAAAGCTCTGGCATTTAAAGGTTCCCAAAGACAAGATACAGATTTAAAGAAATCACTAAAAATTTGATTTTTATCAAATAAAATATGATAAAAATAAAAACCTTTTTTATCTTCTAATGTAGCAACTTTTGAAGAAAAATACCAAGCAAACAAAGGTGAATCAATTATATTTTTTACTTTTTCGTAATTTTCTTTTGATAGATAGTTATCTACGACTTTAATTTTATTATTCATTTCTATAAATAATTTACGTTTATATTTATCCTACTTTTTGTACTTGTGCAAGTAGTGCTACAATGTTTTTTAGAAGAATCAAATAACAAAACTCTATTTTCTATACTGTTTATTTTTGTACCATCTTTTAATTTTGTATAACCATCGTTTGTATTAAGATAAAATATTAATCCTTTATGTTTTATTCTTAAATCTGTATGCATTCCGTGTTCTTGAATAGTGTTTGTATTACAATACATATTAACTTTTGCTCTTAAAAAATATTTAATTTTTATGTTTTTAAATAAAGTACCTAATATTGTTTTAGAAAAAGGTGATGTTTCTTTTCCATTGTTAAGTAGCATATGATAAAAAGCCATTCCATCTCCTGGTTTAAACCGAGAAGCAACGTGATCGTGAGTACAATACCAAGCAAAATTATCAAAAGACATTATGATTTTATAAATAAGATCATAGTCTTCTTTTTTTAAAAAATTATCTATTATTTTATGTTTCATTTTTATTTAAAAGGATGACCTAAATTCCAACCAACTAAAGAATAACGCGTTCCTTCTGTAACTGGAGTTACTCTGTGCCAAACAAAACTTGGAAAAACAATAACAGAACCTACTTTTTTTATTTCTTTACATTTTATTTTTCTACTTTGTCTATCTTTTTCATCATCAAAATTTTCATAGTTTCTAAAATCAAATTCAAAATCACCACCCTCATATTCATTACTATCATTTAAAGATACAACTACAGAAAGTTTTCTTGCTTTTCCATTAAAATACTTGTTATCACTAACAATAGGATCTCTCCAACTATCATTATGCCAACTATAATATTCACCTTTAGTATACCTTGTAAATTGAAAATCTTCAGACCAATCCCATTGAAAATTCCATCCTGCATTTTCATTAGCTGTGTGTACAAAAGGTAGTATTAAATCATATATCCAAGAATCATTAACAAATACTATTTTTGAATTTCTTTGATTTTTTATATCATAATTGTTTTTAACAATTTTATCTGCTTCGAATTCTCCTATTTGACCAAATTTTAATTTTAAATTTTTTCCATAATTTAATATTTTATCTACATCTTTTTTAGATAAAGCTTTTTCAAAATGCCAATAGTAATGATTTAAATACATTTTATTTTAAATTTGGCCCATTCAAAAATAATGCTAAATTTTTTCTAACCCCTTTCGTGACAGGCGTTACCATATGTCTTATAAAAGATGGAAATAGAACAACCCCACCTATGTTTTTAATTTCTGGAACTGGAGTTGTTCCTGTTTGTTGTAAAAACAAATCACCACCTTCAAAAGGTTTTTCAGATAGATTTATAATTGCAGTTAATTTAATGTCCACACAGTTATTTAATGATCTATCTATATGCCACTGATAATTGTCTTTAGTATATGCATCATATATATTATAATTTGCTCCATCAGAATCTTTTAAATCATACAAGGTAAAACCAAACTCATTTCTATTTGCTAAATAAACATTTTCTACAATTTTATTTATTAATTTTTTTATTTTACCAAACTTAATTATTTTAGTTTTTACAAATTTAAGACGTTCATTATTATTTCCAGTAGCAGCTGATTTTTTATCTTCATCTCCATCATTATTTTTAACAATAAATTTATTGATTTTTTTTATTTCTTTTATATTTAAAGAATTGTGCCAATACCAATATAACGGACGTTTAGACATAAATTACCATACCCAAGACACAAAAGAATATCTTGTTCCTTTTTTAATTAAATTTACCTTATGGGGAAATAAAAAATTAGAAGGAAAAATTAATAAACTTCCCATTTCCATTTTTATTATTTTATCTTGAAAAAAAATAAGTTCTCCGCCTTCATAATTTTCATTTAAACAACCAATAATAGAAAGAGTAGGTATACCTTTTATTTCACCATCAAAGATTGATTGTATATGATCACAATGTTCTTTCATTGTTGTATTTTTTTTGTATCTGTTAAATCTTACACTGGTATAACCATTAAAC